AAAGAAACTGTTGTAGATCAATTATGGATTGATCATTTAGAAGGTAAAGATCCAAGTCTTGGTATTATTCCTATACGTGATGATTCAACATGTACGTGGGGTTGTATAGATATTGATACTTATAATTTAGACCATAAAAATATTATTAAAAAAATACGGGAATTAGAATTACCTCTAGTCATGTGTCGATCAAAGAGTGGTGGTGCGCACGTGTTTTTATTTACAAAAGAACCCGTGCAAGCAAAGTTAGTTCGTGATAAATTACAAGAATGGGCGGGAGAATTAGGTTATGCAAATTGTGAAATATTTCCAAAACAAATTGAAATTAAAGCGGATAGGGGAGATACTGGAAACTTTCTTAATTTACCCTATCACGGTGGTGATGATACTATGCGTTATGGGTTTAGTGATGATGGTAGTGGCGCTAGTTTGGATGATTTCTTTTCTTTATATGATACTTATTGTACGTCCGAAAAAGATTTAAAAAAAATAAAAGTTAAGAGAAAAGAGATACCAGAATTAGAGGACGGTCCACCTTGTTTAGTAACATTAATGGCGCAAGGTATACCAGAAGGCGGAAGAGATAATACATTATATCAATACGCTGTATATGCAAAAAAGAAATGGCCGGATGATTGGCAAGATCAAATAGATGAATTTAACCATAAGTACATGGATCCACCATTACGCTCCCAACAGGTTCAAAAGACAATAAGACAACACGAAAAGAAAGATTATAAATATAAATGTAAAGATCAACCAATGTGTTCTGTTTGTGGTCTCGAACAATGTAAACTTAGAAAATTTGGCGTTGGAGATGATTTTGAAAATCAAGTTAGTGATTTAACTAAATATGAAAGTGATGAATCAACATGGTTTTTAAATATTGATGGCAGACGTGTACAATTATCAACAGAACAATTATATGATCAACATAAATTTAGTAAAGTATGTATTGATGCACTAAGTATTTGGCCAAATCCATTAAGACCAAATGATTGGAGAGCCAGAATACAATCGTTATTAGCAACGGCTGTTACAATTAAAATGCCACATGAGATTAGAAAAGAAGGACGATTTGAAACTTTACTTCAAAAATTTTTAGAAGATCAAGGTGAAGCAATGGATGCAAGTGAATTAGATATTGGTAAAGCATTGTTTAAAAATAAAGAGTATGAAGAAAAAATAAAGAATAATTCTGGTGAAGTTATTGAAACAAGAAAAATAAAAAAGAGAACAGCATTTTTTAGAATGGATGAATTACAAAAATTTTTAGATAAGAAAAAATTTAAAGATTTAAACCCAACAGAAATGAATGCACATATACGAAATACTTTAGGTGGTGGTGATACACGAATGAAAATATCTGGTAAAACAACTTATTTGTGGTATGTGCCTTGGCAGAAACAAGAAGAGAAATCTTTAGATATACCAAACATGGAAGAGGAGACACCTTTTTAATGAAACGAATTCATGTAAACATGCATAAAGTACGAGCGAATAAAAAACACGGAACAAATGAGCCTGTTTTAACTATTAAAGAAGGTAAGACAAATACTTATTGTCATGAAGTAGATATTTTAGGACCATCAAAACTTGTATATAGACCAAATAAACCATTAAGTTGCGGTGCAAGAGTATGGATTGAAACTGATTCGGAGATAGAGATAAAATGAGAAATATTATTTTTGGACCTCCTGGCACTGGTAAGACGACACACTTGTTACGTATTGTGGAAAAAGAATTAAAAGAAAATAAAGTTGCGCCCAATAAAATTGGTTACTTTGCATTTACAAAGAAAGCAGCAACAGAAGCATTATCACGTGCAGTAACAAATTTTAATTATAACACAAAAGACTTTGTTTATTTTAGAACATTGCACAGCTTAGCGTACCGTGAATTACAATTAAAAGAAGAAGATGTCATGAGTGATGATGATTATAAAACGTTATCTAATAAACTTCAAATTAAATTAAGTAATCCAAATAGAAAAATTGAAAGTTATGGCGCGGGATTACCGGATGATGTTTTTACACGTATTATTGATCTTGGAAAAATAAACGGTTACACAACAAAAAAACAATTTGAAGAACCAACGACAGGTCACTTAGATGGTGGTTGGAAAAAATTAGATTATATCGACAGAGCATTGCACGAATATAAATTTGGTGGATTGTTTCCACGTAATAAATTTGATTATACGGATATGTTAATTGAATTCAATAAAAGAAATTTATCTCCGCAATTTGATGTAGTTATTATTGATGAAGCACAGGATCTTAGTTGGTTACAATGGAAAATGGTGGAGCGTATAGTTGCAAATTCAAAACGTGTTTATATTGCCGGTGATGATGACCAAGCGATTTTTACATGGGCGGGAGCAAGGCCGGATTTCTTAATGAATATGAACGGAACTAGAACTATTTTAAATAAATCATATCGCTTACCGCAATTAATTCATGATAAAGCAAATCAATTAATTAATCGTGTACAACACCGTGTAGATAAAGAATGGTCAGCGCGCAGTGAAGACGGTCAATTAAATTATTCACCGAGTGAGCAGTTAAATAAATTAAAAACAGGTGAGTGGCTCGTGCTCGCTAGAAATAATTATAGGTTAGATAAATTGGAAGAAGAATTAAAATTAGATGGACATTATTATATGCGCAATGGAAAAACTTCTATAAGCCAACGTGTCTTTAATGCGATTATGGCATGGGAAGGTTTGCGCAACGGAAAAGAATTATCATTGAAAGAAGTAAAATATTTTTATTATTATTTAAACGTCGGTGAGAATGTGGAACGTAATCATAAAACAATGCAACGTGCTGATGTAGATAAGATGTATGACTACGATACACTGACCACGGAACATGGATTAAAAGTTTCAAAGGACAAACCATGGTTTGAAGCGTTAGCTGATATACCGCGTGAAAGATCTTCTTACATTCGTGCTATTTTACGACGTAAAGAAAAAATTACCAAAGAACCACGTATTAAATTATCGACAATTCATGGATCTAAAGGTGGCGAAGCAGACAATGTTATGTTATTAACAGACTTGTCTCGTAAAACAGACGAAGAATATTGGAAGAATAAAGACTCAGAGCGACGTGTATTCTATGTGGGAATGACACGTGCACGTAACACACTTAACATTGTTCGATCGCAATCGAATAGAGAATTTTCGGAGGCTTTCTAATGAACAAGCCAGTTAAAATAATACTGACGGAAGAAGAAAAGAAATTATTAAAAGAACTTAGAGACTCTATAACTCCTGATACTATTGCAGAATGGGGAAGGAATGAAATGCGAAGACATATTAAAGATGATTATGCAGTTCACCCTGATGCTAAAGGATATGAGGACAAGAAATGAAGAGTAAAGAATATTTGGAAAAAACAATTAAAATTATTGGTGGTGATCGCCAGGAAGATTATGGCGACAAAACAATTAATCATCAAAATATTGCTGATCTATGGAGTGCTTTTCTTGGTCGCGAAATTACAGCACATGATGTTGCTATATGTATGCTACTTGTAAAAGTAGCACGATTAAAACACAATCACACAAAAGATTGTTACATCGATATGGCGGGATACGCCGCTATTGCTGGAGAAATTGAAGATAACATAAAGAAGGAAAAATAATGGACATTAGATTATTAGAATATAATGAAATGAAAGAATTTTATGAATGGGCAATTATGAAAAATACTTATTTACATTATAAAAGAAAAGATTTTGCAAAGATGGGTGATTTTGAGGAGATAAGAGCATATGAGCGCACAGATGCTTGTTTTAAAAGAGATGAATTTTTTAGAAAAAAATTTGGCAGCTTTTGTAACAAAAAAAATATGGATAGAATTGCGGGGAACTGGATGAATTATATTGAAACAAGATATCGTAGAGAAAATAAAAGTTTGAAGGAAAAAGATACAAAAAAAACAATAAGAAGTAGCGACGGAAAAAGGACAGTTGGTATGTACCCAGAAAGTTTAAGAGAAACAACTTTTATATACAACAATAAATATGAAGAAAAATACGGGTATGAAGATCATAAACATTTAATTTCGCCTTCTAGAGTTTTTGATATTACAGAAGACAAATCAGGACTAGAAAATTGGAGAAAGGAAAAGGGAGAAGAAGAGGCTAACAGAATTATGGAAGAATCAAAAGAAATTGGAATAGTTACACATCGATATATTGAAAATTCTTTAAAGAAAATGTCGGGCATTAGTCATTTAAATTCTCTTCCTTTGCCTGATGTAAAAAATAATAAGTTTCATGATCTCGCTTCTCATTTAGGTAATGTCTTTTTAGAGAAAGGGTTAAAAGATAAATTAACTGAAATATGGGGAATGGAAGCACACTTATATTATAAAGATTTATATAAAGGAATTACAGATCTTGTCGGTGTTTATGAAGGGGAGCCTTGTATCATTGATTTTAAATGTAAAAGATCCACACAACGAAAAGAATGGATGTCAAGATATTTTTGTCAATTAGCCGCTTACGGAATGGCACATAATAATTTATGTGGCACCAACATTAAGAAAGGAGTTATTCTTGTTGTAACACGAGATCATGAGGCTTTTCAAAAATTTGTTATAGAAAAAGAAGAATGGAATAAATATTGTAAAAGTTTTACAAATAAATTAAAATTTGTAGCAAAGAAAGACAAGGAAGAAATAGAAATGTATATAAATAAAATAGATAATTTACAAAAGGATTTTATATGAGCCAAGGACTTTTATTCAAACCAGATAGTGAATGGGTACCACCAGAAAGTTTACCTAATTTAAGTGATGCAACAGAAATTGCTATAGATTTAGAAACATACGATCCTCACTTAGCGGATCTTGGACCAGGTTGGGTAAAAGGAGATGGATATATAATAGGTGTAGCTATTGCTGTTGATGGATGGAAAGGATATTTTCCTTTGCGTCATCCAGGTGGTGGAAATTTTGATGAAAAAATATTTAAGCGACAACTAAAAAAGATTTTAGATTTACCATGTGATAAAATATTTCACAATGCTAGTTATGATGTTGGATGGTTACGTCATTGGGGACTTGAAGTTAAAGGTAAAATTATTGATACTTTGGTTGCTGCCCCCTTAATTAATGAAAATAGTTTTAGATATGATTTATCAAGTGTAGGATTTGAATACTTAAAAGAAAAAAAATCAGAAACATTGCTTTATGAAATTGGTTCAGCAATGGGTATTCCTAAGAATAAAATTAAAGGTAGCCTACATTTATTTGAAGCGTGTTTTGTTGGGCCATACGCCGAACAAGATGTTGATTTAACTCTTCGTTTGTGGAAACATTTTAAAGTAGAATTAATTAAGCAAGAGTTATCAAGTATCTTTGACTTAGAGACACGATTACTTCCATGTCTTATAGATATGACATGGAAAGGAGTTCGTGTTGATTTAGAAAAGGCAAATAGAATTGAAAAGAATTTAAAGAAAAAAGAAGAAGAAATATTACGTCAAATAAAAAAAGATACAGGTATTGATGTAGAGATATGGGCTGCTGTTAGTGTTGCTAAAGCATTTGATAAATTAAATATTAAGTATGAACGAACAGAAAAAACAAAACAACCAAAGTTTGATAAGAATTTTTTAACAACACACAAACATCCTCTAGCAAAACAAATTGTTCAAGCAAGAGAGATTAATAAAGCAAACACAACTTTTATTAACACAATTTGTCGACATTCTTTTAATGGCCGCATTCATGCACATATTCATCAGATGAGAAGTAATGAAGGCGGGGGGACAGTTACAGGAAGATTTTCGTATTCAAATCCAAATTTACAGCAAGTACCTGCACGGAATAAAGAGCTTGGGCCATTGATTCGTTCCATCTTTGTGCCTGATGAAGGATGCACATGGGGTAGCTTTGATTATTCACAGCAAGAACCCCGTGTGCTCGTCCACTTTGCTTCACTGACAAGTGGTGGCCTTAAAGGTGCAAATGAAGTTATTGAATCTTATAAAACAGAAGATCCCGACTTCCATCAAGCTGTTGCTGATATGGCCGGCATTGACAGAAGCACTGCTAAGACCATTAATCTTGGTATGATGTATGGTATGGGTAAAGGTAAACTTGCAAGCTCACTTGGACTTGATACTGATGAAACAGATAATTTATTTAAAAAATTTCATGCCAACGTTCCTTTTGTAAAACAATTAATGGATCAAGCAAAACGCAAGGCGGAACAAGTTGGATTTTTACGAACACTTCTTGGTCGTAAATGTCGTTTTGATTTGTGGCAACCACGTGTGTTTGGTATCCACCGTGCTCTTCCTTTGTGGGAAGCAGAGAAAGAGTATGGTCGTGATCTTGAACGCGCTTGGACGTATAAAGCATTAAACCGATTGATACAAGGTTCCTCCGCCGATATGACGAAGAAGGCCATGGTGGACCTGTATGAAGAGGGAATACTCGCTCACATACAGGTTCATGATGAATTGAATTGTTCCATTGAAAATGAAGAACAAGCAAAAAAAATAAAAGAAATTATGGAACAGACAGTTGAGCTGAGAGTTCCTTTAAAAGTTGACATGGAGTTAGGACCGTCATGGGGAGAGATCCAAGAAAAGTAATAGGCGATGTTAATGAACACCGTGCTGTAATTAAATTTTTAAAAGAAGGATACATGGTTTTTAAAAATGTTTCTAGCGCTGGACCCATAGATATGGTATTAATACATCAAGAAACTGGCGAAATAAGAAAAATCGACGTAAAAACAACAAGTTATCGTCAGTCATGGAGACCTGGGACTCGTATTCATAGACAACGGACCAAGGAGCAAATAAAACTTGGCGTAGAATTTGAATTTTTAGATAAGGACGAAAATGTTTAGAGAACTATGTGCAACATTATTTTTATTATGTAATCCTATGTTAAATGGATTTGATTTTAATTATGATATGAATCCAAGAGATGAGTTTGTCCAAGGTATTGCAGAATGTACAGTGAAAACTAATACATTTATTCCTCCGCCAGAAAGAGTTATTATTGCTATTAGTGTAGCACAAGCTATATTAGAGTCTGATTGGGGTCGCTCTCGTTTTGCAAAAGAAGCAAATAATTTTTATGGTATAATACAGACAGATAAAACAGAGCCACATATAAAATCACTAAATAGTGATATAATATTAAAAGTATATGGCAACAAATGTGAAAGCGTTGCTGATTATATTAACTTACTTAACACATCTAGTGCTTTTGAAGAGTATAGGGATATTCGTCTAAAACAATATATGTCCGGCAATGTTGAAATAAATAAAGTTATTAAAAGTTTAAAAAATTATGCAGTTGATCCAGAATATGTTGATAAATTATTAGCTGTAACACTTGGTTTATTTGAAAAATATCCGCATATTTTTAAATCAAAAGAAATATGGGAATATTATAAAAATAATAGAAAAATTTAATATATCCTTGACAATTGCATAAAATCCCATATATATGGGCTTCAAATGAAACAACATACTACATATAGGAGAAAGAATGACAGATATTGAAAAATATAAATCTGTAGCAGTTAAAATCGATTGTTACCAAAAGGCTAAACCTATGGCAGAAGAAAAATATATGTCGATAGGTTCGTTTATTCGCTATTTAATAGATAAAGAATACGACGAGAAAGTAAAACCAAAATTAAAAAATGGAGATGATAACAATGTCGGAACAGAGTGAAAGAAATGTTAAACAAGCCCTTTACATGGCTGTTTTAAATAAATTGAATGGAGAATTATCAGAACTTGAAGCAAAAGAAATATTATTAACAAATAATCCTTCTTATATAACAAGTAAAGATCATGATCATGCGGACCATATCGAAGAACTCAAAAATATTCTTGTGAAACAATGTGAATTAAAAGATACAATTAATTTTCTAAAGACCACACATTTTAAACCACAAGAACCTGCTAAAAAAGATGTCGGAAAAGATAGTTAGTGCGGTAACGTATTTTACAAAAGACGATATTGAATCTGTTCGTGTCCATTATACGGATGGCACGGCAAAAGAATTTCCTGTTTTTGAATGGCAGGCATTAGTAAAAGAAGGAAAAGATTTATGGGACTCGCACCAAGACGAAATAACCGGCATACGACACAACGTCAACAATCCGGAGCGCTTTGATGGCTGATAGTGAGAAGAAAGAAATAAGTTATGATGTTTATCAACCATTTGGACCAAGTATTTTAAAAGTAAAACTTCCTCAAGTTTATGTTGATGATATTAATACGAAAGCAGATAAAATCCTACAAGATGAAAAATTAAGTGAAGAATATGATTGGAGTCACAACCTTGCAGGTAATGTAAAAAAAGAAGTTGCCATTAATCATGCAGAAATTAAAGGTCTACCAGAATTTCTTGTTACGATGTCGGATCAATACATTAAAAAAGTTTTACCTGACTGGGCACCTAGTGCAAAAATAAGTTTTCGCGTTTGGGTTGTATCACAATATGCAGGTGATTTTAATCCAGTACACATTCACGATGCAAATTTATCGGGTGTGGCTTTTTTAAAAATACCATCAGGATTTGAAGCAGAATATAAAAAAGAGGATCATCACCCAACAGCAGGGTGTTTGGAATTTTTAGGATCTATGCCAAATCATTTTGCACGGCATAGTTATATTGTTAAACCAGAAGTAGGAGATTTTTATTTATTTCCTTCCTGGTTAGCTCATCAAGTATATCCTTTTCGTTGTGAAGGGGAAAGACGATCAATGGCATTTAATGTGCATTTTGCATTAAATGAACCAACAAAAGGAGTTAATGTATGACGGAAAAAATGACTTACGGCGTTCTTCCTTTGTATAAATCATTTGTCATACAAATAAA